ATAGCCTTGCATGTGAAATTTCCTATTTCGTGAACTTTTGAACCCCAACAAACATGAACCCCCCCAAGAACTCCCTTCTAGGCGTTCTGTCTGAGTTCCTCCCAGATATCTTGGAGCTCCAGACCGACGTCCAGAAGTTTGTAGTGATGGCGAGCGCTCTGTGCGTCGCGGTCTTCGTGATCGCCGGCGTATATTCGTTCCTCAACCTCGTAGCATCCAAATGCTATGACCTCGTCGGAACGTACGCGAGATACCAATTCGGTCACAGCGTGCAAGTACACGAGATCATCCAACCTGAGGCGCCTGAAGTGTACTTCCAGTACTTCCAAGCGCCGAACGGACAGATGCGAGGATGGGTGTTGAGCCGTGAGAATGGCGTGATCGGGACTTTTCCCGTCAAGTCGCGCCGGACTCCGGAACCGCCCGTTCTCGACAACGAGATCCCTGAGATGGCTGTGGCCGGCGCACCCCCGTTGCGTCCAGCCCCACCCAACCGTCACTCCAGAATGGTGATCGTCTCCGGAGACGGAGGCGTGAGCCTTGGACTAGCGAGCGTTCTGAGCATCAACGGCGAGTTTTACCTCGTCACCGCTCAGCACGTTGCTGACAAAGCCCGCGGAATTTTCAACTTCGTGGGTGACGTTGGCCTGCCCTTCCCCAAGACCACGGTTTCGTACTGTGATGTCTCCTTCTCGAAGCTGGAGAAGAAGACTTTGTCGAGGATGAAGGTCCGCGCGTCGGGGTCACCAACCGGAGCCAAGACGAAGCCCGGCAAGATGATTGTCCTCAGGGGCGATGTCGCGACTGTCGACCTCGTCCCCGTGGGCCGTCGCAAGCCGAACCCCACTTCGTCCTGGAACTTCGCGTTCTACCACAAGTCGCGAACCCGCCCCGGGGATTCCGGCGGCCTTATCTTCCAAGGAGACAGGCCCGTCGCGATCCACGTCGGCGCCGACAGTGTTCAGGCACTGAACGTCGCCGTCAATCTCGGACCTCTCGTAAAGCTCCTCTTCCCCTCTGACGAGGTTGAAGAGTCGTATGCTGACGAGTCCGACATGCACACCGAGGTGGACTGGCAACTCCTGGAGGACGAACACATCGACACCGGCGCAGTCCGCTTTAGCCGTAATGGCAAGCACTGGGCCCGGAAACGAAAGTTCACGTCCGAAGAGTTCCACGACTTTGTGGACCTGAAACCCGGTCGGTGGGGCGACGACGAGCTTGTGGAACAGTCGGATTTCCGAAAGGTGAGCCCGGCTGCGCATCCGAGCTCGAAACCCCCCTCCGCGCCCGAGTCGAATGGTACCGCGAAGAAGAAGCGCCAACGAAAGCGTCGCAGTGCGGCCTCCCCCTCATCGGATTCATCCCCGGTGAGCGAAGTCACTCTAGGCGGCGTAACGTATACGCTGACTCCGAAGCGATCCGAGAGCACCTCCCCGATTTCGTAGACTACGAGTACCCACCCTCGTCGCCTATGGCTATCGGAGCTGCCCTCGAGAAAGCAGTTGGTGGAGCCACAGCAGAACGTCCCCTTGGGGCGACGCCTTCCGACTGCGAGCAGCATTTCGTTGCTTGGAGTATCCCGGAATCGTTCCGCTTTGACACAGAATCTCTCACGCCCTTCATCGAGCGTGCGATTGAGGCAGTGAAGCGGGACTCGAGCCCGGGCTACCCATTGCGTCGGTACGTCGCTACCAATGACCAGGCCATCTCCGCATACCGGCGAGAAATCGTCGAAGCGGTGGCCGCCCGCTTGATCCTCCTTTCTACGGGTGAGACCATTGATCTCTCTGCGCAGGCCTTAGTGCAGGCGTCTTGCCGCGACATGGTATCCCCGTTCATCAAGAACGAGCTCCATCCTCCTAGGAAAGCTCGCTCTGGGAAGTGGCGGATCGTGCAGTGCGTGTCTTTGGTGGACCAGCTGGTTGAGAGAGTTTTGTACTCACTCCCGGTAATAGCCCTCAAGATACGCTACCCGCGTTCTGATGCTGTGGTTGGGATTGGTTTCACCGACCACATGACGGCCGAGTTTTACGACGTCGTCATGAGTGACATGACCAAGGACGCGTGCGCGACTGACGTGAGCGGCTGGGATACCACGGTTGGCGCCTCGTATATCGAGGAAGCCTCCGAGGCCCTTATCCGTTCGTGTCTGAACCCCACCGAAAGGTGGGTTCGCGCCGTCCGCGGTCATGTTCACGGACTTCTCAATCCGGCCTTCATCGTACCCGTCGATGGAGGCTTCGAGGTAGTCTCCCGCAACCGCCCTGGAGGCATGTTGTCAGGTTCTTTCCTGACCACCACCTTCAACACCCTGGCCCGGCTTGATGTCTCACGACTCGCCGGCTCCATCAGGTGTAAAGCGGCCGGTGACGACGCCATCGAGTTGTTCCCGCCGGATGTGGACCCAGTTGAAGCCTACCGAGAGCTCGGTTTCAAGCTTAGGCTTGAGCCGCGTGACGACGGTTTCGTTTTCTGTAGCCACCTCTATCCGCACCTCGCCCCTGACAAGGCACCTCTGTTGTCTTGGCGCAAGGCGGTCGCAAACTTCCTACTCCTCGGGAAACCGAGTCCTGAGCAGAAGGTTGCCATCCGCCACGAGTTGCGGCACAATCCGGAACTGGAATGGATTGACGGTCTGATCGATGGGACCACGGAAACTGATGATCCGGCTGCGGGGACGGTAGCCGACAAAATATTGTAAAATTAAAACCTTCACTCTAGATCATCAGCAACCATGCCCCGTAAACGAACACGTAGGCGCTCAGGAAAGAAGTCCGCGGGCTACAGTTACTCCACGCCAGGAGATAACCCCCGTAGCTCAGTAGGAAACTACTCTTCTATCCGTGCCTCTGAGTCTATCGGTCGAGTCCATAAGACCCTCGTGGGTATTACTAATCCATTTAGTAACGCCTCCCGCGGGAGTCGCATTCCCGATGATGACTCGGCACCGAGCATCCCTATCACCATGAAAGCTGCTGTTAGTTTCAACCCGAACCAGGGTCCGTCCGGCGATTCTATCGCCATCGGTATCCAGCCTGGGTTGGACAAGACTTGGCGCCAGTCGTCGGCCATCAACGCCACGACTGACACCATCGTAGATTCCTGGGATCCTTTCCAGGCCCTTGGAGATTCCGCGACGGTGATCGCTAATGTTAAGCAGTGGCGTCTTGTCAGCATGGGTGTGCGCTTTTATTCGAGCGCACCGCCCACCGATCAAGGCGGAGTGGTCCGTGTCGTCACTACCCCAATGAATGCCGGTGCACCCGTTGACCTGGCAGGAGGTATGTGGCAGAGCGTCGATAACTTCGCGATTTCGCAGTCAGACGTCCATGTCGTGCTTCGTCCACAGGGCAGCACTTGGAAGGAGTATGTCGAAACGACGGACCTTGCCGATTACGACAAGGTCATGTTCCTCGTTCAGGGTGCCTCGTCGGGCCACAAGGTCCACGTGGAGATCACCATGAACCTCGAGGTACTCCCTCTAATTGGATCCATCACCGGGTCACTGGCGCAGCCCGCCGAACCGCATCACCCGCAGGTTCTTCAAGCCGCCTCCCGCGTCCACTCTGGACACGATGGTATCCACAAATCTTCTCCGAGTCTTTTCTCAACTCTCGGCAATCTTGCCAAGAACGCGTTGATTGATGTTGCCTCGAGCGCGATTCCATTCGTTGGAAACACGATCGGCAACTACTTCCGCCCTCGAAGGAACCAGCCCCGCCTAACGGGCATGGGCCATTACCTAGAGGATGTGGATTGACGAGGGAAGCACCACAACGCAGGTGTAAAACGCGAAACGTTGTAAGCCCCCAACGACCTAAAAGGGCCCCTCCAT